CAAAGACGCTTTGGAAAATTCGGATATCTATTCAGCAGTCAATCAAATATCTGGAGACTTAGCTACGATACAGTTAACGGCAAACATGCCACGAGCGCAAGGTATTCTAAACAATCCCAGCACGACAACTAACGGACATACGTTTTGGCAGTCTATGTATTCACAACTTTTATTGGGTGGTGAATGTTTTGCATATCGCTGGCGCAATCCTAATGGTTTAGATTTACGTTGGGAATATTTACGACCTAGCCAAGTGCAAACCTACTTATTAGATGATGGTAGTGGTTTAACCTATACGATTACCTTTGACGAGCCTGATTTGGGTGTTCTTCAATATGTACCGCAGTCTGACATGATTCATATTCGCTGGGCTAGCACCGATGGCGGTATGACAGGTAACAGTCCATTAAAAGCATTATCGAATGAGTTACAAGTCAAGAGTTCGTCTAATAATTTAACGCTAGCTGCATTAGCACGTTCAATTAGTGCTCCCGGCGTTCTATCTATTCAGCATGGTGGACTGCTAAGCGAGAAAATGAAGGCTAGCCGTTCACGTAACTTCATGAAACAGGTGAACAGTTCCAACGGTGGCCCAGTCGTTATTGATCAACTTGAAGATTATAAACCGCTAGAAATGAAAGCTGACGTTACTAAACTGTTAAGCCAAACAGATTGGACGAGCAAGCAAATTGCTAAAGTCTTTGGTATTCCTGATAGCTACTTAAACGGCCAAGGCGACCAGCAAAGTAATATTGACCAAATTAAAGGCATGTATACCAACGCCCTTAATCGTTATTTACAGGCAATTTTAGCTGAGTTGGATAATAAGCTTAATGCTAAGATTACGGCCAATATACGGACTGCTGTAGACCCATTGGGAGACTCGTTTGCAGCTACCCTATCAGGGTTAACTAAAAATGGCACAATTGCTAACAATCAAGCAACTTGGTTACTACAGCAGACTGGTTATTTTCCAGATGAAATGCCTGCTGCTAAATCAGAAAAAGGAGGTGATAATGATGACAAAGAAAGTGATGATTAAAGGTGATATTGTTGATGATCAAACAGCCGGTTTCTATCAGTTCTTCGGAATGCCAGCAGTATCACCTTCGGGTGTTGCTGACATTTTAAATGATGACAGTGGCGATGATGATGACGATGGTGATGACGAAGCACTTGAAGTTGATATTGCTTCCAATGGTGGCGATGTTTTTGCAGCTAGTGAAATATACACTATGCTAAAAAATTATGCTGGCAATGTAACAGTTAACATTCAAGGCTTAGCAGCTAGTGCGGCAAGCGTGATTGCTATGGCTGGTGATCATATCAACATTTCACCAACTGCTCAAATTATGATCCACAAGGCTTGGTCACAACCAGCTGGTAATGCTGACGATTTGGAGCATGAAGCCAGTGTTTTAAATGGCATTGATCAATCAATTGCCAGCGCTTATGAAGCCAAAACTGGCATGGATCAAGCTGACTTGCTGCAATTAATGGCAAATGAAACATGGTTAACCGCTAGTGATGCCGTCGATAAAGGCTTCGCTGATGAAATTATGTTTGCTAATGATCAACAATTGCAACCGGTGAATGCCATTTCACACATTCCGCCTAAATCTGCAGTTAATAAGCTAATGAATTTAATTTACAAGGCGGATAAGGATAAAGCTAAGCCGTCTAAAAAAGAAAATACTACTAATGGTCAATCTGCTGAATTACGAAACAGCAAATTGGCTATTTTATTTGAAAAAAATCAAAAGGAGGCCAACTAATGGCTAATATTAACACAATCAACGACGCTTGGATTGCCCAAGGTCAAAAGGTATCAGACTTAAACGACAAATTAAACGCAGCTGTTCTTGACGATAGCTTTGATCAAGACCAATTTAAAGCAATGAAACAAGACCGTGACAATGCGGTTGCCCGTCGTGATGCTTTACATGAACAATTAGAAGAAGAACGTAAAGCTCAAGAAATTGCCAACATGGATGATAAGGAAAAAGCTCCACTTGATGCTAAGGAAAAAGATATCAAGGCTGAGTTCATTAAGAACTTTCAAGGCATGATTAAGGGTGATCCTAAAGTTATGAACTTGGTAACTTCATCTACTGATGAAAGCGGAAACGCAATTGGTTTAACTATTCCCCAAGATATTCAAACAGCCATTAACACATTGGTTCGCAAGTACGATTCATTGCAACAATACGTTAACCGAGAAGCCATTTCAACTCAATCTGGGTCACGAGTTTATGAAAAGTGGACTGACGTTACTCCATTAGCTGATTTAGATGATGAAACAGCTACTATTGGTGATAATGATGATCCTAAGCTATCTATTATCAAATATACTATCCATCGTTATGCTGGGATTACTACTGCTACTAATTCGTTACTAAAAGATACAGCCGACAACATTTTGGCTTGGTTGTCTGGATGGATTGCTAAGAAAGTTGTTGTGACACGCAATGCTAAGATTATTGCAGCAATGAACGCAGCACCTAAGAAACCTAGCTTAGCTAAGTTCGATGACATTATTACTATGATTAACACTGCTGTTGATCCTGCTATTAAGTCGACATCATTCTTAATGACAAATACTTCTGGTTTAAATGTACTTTCTGAAGTTAAGGATGCGATGGGACGTTACTTATTACAACCAGACCCAACACAACCAGATCAATACTTAATCCGTGGCAAACGAATTGTTGAAGTGGCTGACAAGTGGTTGCCTAACGTTGGAACTACTTCAGCACCAGCTTATCCACTTTACTATGGTGACTTGTCACAAGCGGTAACCTTATTTGACCGAGAAAATCTTTCATTGTTGACTACAAATATCGGCGGTGGTGCATTTGAAAAGGATCAAACTAAGATTCGTGTAATTGACCGTTTTGATGTTGAACCTACTGATGCGGATGCTTTTGTGGCAGGATCATTCAGTGCAATTGCTGACCAACCAGCAAACTTTGCAGCTAGTGCTTCTACAGCAGCAGATAAGTAATTAGTCAATTTATGTCGCCGATAAATACACAGTACAGTTACCATCTGGGCGGCTAAGTAAGGATGTGATAAAGTGGCAGCCAATTTAGAAACATTAAAATCGTCTTTGCGAATTGATGGAGATGATGACGACGAGCTGTTAAAAGGTTATTTATCAGCAGCCACTAGCTACATTAAACAGGCTATTGGGGATGATAATAGCGTTACAGGTTTCTATGAAATGGACGGTGTGAGCAACTTATTTGAAACGGCGGTTTACGCCTTAGCCGGGTCATACTGGTATTACCGTACATCGATTACTTCAAATACTGTTAATCCAGTTGACTTAGTTTTAGATTCAATCATTGGTCAATTGCGAGGTCTGTATAGTCAAAAGCAGGATGAGGTGAGCGACAATGGCAATTAATAAGTTAACTCCAGTTGATTTTAACCAACGGATACAAATTGGCACGGTTAAAACTGTTCAAAACCCTATTAATGGAACAAGTAAACAGGAATTTGTTAGCCAGTTTAGTTTATACTGTGCACCCTATACACGATCAATTGCATCTTCGTATCAACTTACAGCTGAACAATTGGAGCAAGTAGTGGTCATCATTAGGCATAATCCTAAAGTTTATGAAGGCATTAAATGTCAGTATAAAGGTAAACTTTACGATGTTATCAATGACAGCATAGATGATTCTAGTAATTATTTATCTTGCGATTATTTGACGCTCAAACAGGTTACTAAGGGGGCTTAGCCATGGCAAACGATAACATAGTCGACCAATTAGAAGACTGGCTTAAAGATGTCCACAAGCTAGTCCCTAACGAAGCTGAACAGGAGCGGATAACCAAAGTCGGAGCTAAGAAACTAGCTGATAACTTGACGGAAGTCACGCGGAAGAAACATTACAGCTCACATAAAGACGAGAAGTACGGACATATGGCTGACAATATAAGCTATAACAGCAATGATATAGATGGTGAACATGATGGCAGTTCAATTGTCGGGTGGACTAACAAGTTCCATGATATGAATGCCAGGCGGTTAAATGATGGGACTAAGCACATTAAGGCTGATCACTTTGTTGATGATAATTTAGCTAACTCACAAGATGATGTATTTAACGCAATGCTAGAGGAGTATAAGAAAGGGGACGATGACTAGTGCTATTACCAGTATCACAAGTATCCAGCCTAGTTAACGCCCTCAAATTTACGTGGCTCGATAAAGTATACCTTAATGAAATACCTAATGAAGATTTAGACAACAGTGATACTACAGTCATGCTATTACAAGAGACCGATTCAAGTCCGGCCTACCATGCAAACAGTACGTTTAAAGGCCTAGCAATGGGTGTTGAAATTCAAATATTTTATAAGATTGACCTAGCCGATGACTTTAATCCGATTGAAGCTGAGATAGCTTTGATGAAAACTCTTAAAGATGCTGGCTGGTTAATTGTATCTAGTCAGCACCACACAACTGATCCAAATACCAACCAATTGACCAAAACAATTTACGTAACTAAAAATGAAATGATATAAAGGAGAGATTTATAAATGTCAAAACATAATATTGTTAAAGCAACTTTTGCTTTACTAGACGATAACGGTGACTTAATTAAAGACGCTGCCAAAGGCCTATCTACTGACGGAATCTATGTTGCCGATCATAATGGCGAAGGTTTCAGTCAAATCAACGTATCTGCCATCGAAGCAGCTGGAACTCCCGGATGGGGAAATGGACAAATCAAGCGTACGGCTTATGGTAAGTCTATGCCTACACTAGCTTTAACCGCTTTAGACTTAGACTTTAAGATTAATCAAATGCTTAAAGGATTTACACAAAGTGCTACTACAGGTGCATGGGTACGTCAATTACCTAAACCACACGTGGCGATGATTGCCGAATCACAATCACTAGACGGTGATATCTCAATCTATGAATGTTTCAACAATATCGAATTCGTTGAAGAAGCATCTAACAACTCAACTGATACTAACAGTGAAGCTGCTTACTCAACTGCCTTAAATGGTACTGTTTTAACACCATTGAAACCAAACATTTTCTTAGCTGCCAATGGTGTACAACAACCTTACATGATTGCAAAATCAAATGACGCTAACTTCAGCTTAGACAAACTTTATGCTGAAACATTTGGTGGCTATACTAAGCCAACAAGTGCAGCTTCTAGTTCAGCACCTAGTGTAGCCTCTAGTGCAGCACCTAGTTCAGCTTCTAGTGCAACTTCTAGTGCAGCACAATAGTAACAATTAAAAGGCTTCCCTCAAATGGGTGGCCTTTTTACATAACTAAAATAAAGGGGTACAAATTACTATGAAAATTAACGCTAAAAACTACTTTAAAATCAATAAGACGGCCAATGTAACACCAACTAACAATATCATTCGATTAGCTACTAAGGTTCAAATTGGTATGTTGGAATCACAAGATACTGAAAAAGAAATCACTGAACTAGACGCCATGAAAAATGGCTTAGAATTGCAAGATGACATGGCCGACTTTGTGCAACGTGTAATGAGATACACTGATCAACAGATGGAAACGATTAACGATACCATCTCAGTTGAACGGTTTGGCGAAGGTGTTGGTTACCTAATTATGCGTTTAAATGGTATTTCAGACGCTGATATTAAGTTGTCTGAACAGAAACAACGCAAAGCCATTGAAGACGCTAAGTCGTCAAAATAAGCCGGCACAAGCGTAACGGTGAGCTTAAAAAGGAAATCCTAAAGTTGAAAAACCAACAGGAAGACTTCAACTTGCTAGCTCAACAATTATTAACTGAGGGGCTATCACCAAAAGAATTTGATGATAGTTCCTTTTTTAATACAATGGCGACTTTGAATGCTCGTAAGAAGGAAGATCGTGCTGAACTAGTCGACCCGCTCGAAGCCATTAGTCAAACAT